TTATCTACTGCTAGTTTCATGTCGCTCCCTACATGTAGCACAATTTGTGCCTTGCATGTAGTATGAATTAAATCAAGGTTATTTGGTAGGTCGCTTACGGCGTGTTTTATAACGATTAGATAACGCTGATATCCTCAAAATCATCGATATGGTCATCAATCGTGCGAACCCTATAGTCTGTTTCAAGCCCCATAAGTCCTTCGATTGTAGGTGAATGATCCATCATGATTAACAGGTATCAGCTCTACTTGATGGCCTTTCTTGCCAAAACTTAGGACTGTAAAGCCCATATTCCAATCGGCTGAATTGTATTTAAGATACGAGGCTTTTCTCATGTCCATAAGGTGTCCTGCCTCAATGCCCCAAATCGTTGAATAACGGCCGTTTAAGCCAGTTTGGTGTCGAACTGCACCCTGCCTATGCGAGTGCCCACAAACCACGCTAGAATGCCATTTCTTGGCCAAATTAAGGCCTGTTATACCTGCATGCTTAGACATGTTGCCTTCATCCCCATGAGCCAAGTGCCAGCCTTTTTCAAACTCATAAGCTCTTTTATGGAATCGTATGCCTAAGCCAGCGAAATCCATAAATTTTGCATATTCTAATTCTGGCAATCCAATAAGTGATGGCGCACCTTTAAGCAAGGTTTGATAAATTCTATCTGTGTGATTTGATCTAACAATATCTGTAGTGCCTAGATCGTAAAGAATCTCTTGGCCTAGTTTTCTTTCCTCATCAAGTGTTTCAGCAAACTCTAATTTGGTATTTTTTGCCCAACGCGATTGACTGCCGAGATCCATTTCATCTCCGACATTTAATACATAATCAAACTTCTCATGCTTTACCATCTTAATCAGATTTGCAACAGCTTTTGGATGGTGCAGTGGAATTTGTAAATCTGGCGTTACTAAATACCTACGATTGGCTTTAATCGTCATCCTCATCTGGAGTAGGAATAGTTGGGATGATCCCTTTGTCGCCTACGATCCAGTCAGGCATTGACTCACGATTATCCATTAGATAAAGCGCACATGACTCACTAAATCCAGCCTTGCGTGCAGCTCTAAACATTTCATGTTTGGCAATATAAAAAACCTCTAATTTACTTAAAGGCTCAGGAGTGTGGCGAACTACTCTCCGGTTGACTTTTTTTCGTTTAGTGTGTTTCCGTGTGTTCGCCATAGCAAAATTATCGCTTACTGATTAAGGTGAACAGATCATCAACACGCTGTTCAAGTCTAGTAATTTGATCTTTCATTGAACTACCAGAATTGGGTTTAAGTTCACTTAGGAAACTTTTAATAACCCATCGTAGAGCCAGCAATAAAGCGGTTGCGATACTTATAACGCCAACGCCAAATGCGACTAATTCGTTCGGTGTCATTTTTCTGAACCAACACCAAACTCACCCTCAGTCTTATCTAATGCTCTAGCTGCCGGTCCGGCAAGTGCTGCAATAACTACTGATACAGCTGGATCTAATCCAAGTTCATTACTTGCCAAGAATGTTAAGAATGAAACTAACACTCCACGAAAGTAAGACTTTAGAACTGCCTTTTGCTTATTGGTGATTTTCATTAGTTGCCTTTCAGTAGTGGGATGTCGAACTTCTTGCCATTTTGATTTGGTTTGAAAGAAATATGGATGTGCTTGTGATGGGAATTAATACCGGTATATTTTCTAAACTTCCATAATGATCTAGCACTAGCAATTTTGCCAGCGTGGATCACATAATAAATACGCTTATCCTTTTTTGCTGCAAGTCGAACCTGATCTGCCAAATCGAAACTAAGCCCTTCTTGGTCAGATAGGCGAGCGTCAATGTCGATGGCACATACTTCACCCTGTTCATTCGGGTTGTGCTGACTGACTCTGGCTGAATGGCGAGCATCACCAATCCATCCATCACTTGTGCGCTTGCGATCAGGGAAGCAGTCATTTACTTGTTCCCTAAAGGTTTCAGCAGCTTTAGATAACCAAGGCTTCATTAGCCAAGTAGCAATTTTAATTCATCAGCAGTTAAGCCAAGACGATCTGCAATTTCTTGTCTTTTATGTTGCTTTTCTGCTTCAATTTTTTCTTCATTTAATTTTACTTGTTTAATTGCTTTATCAATTTCAGCCTGAGTAGGAGCATCACCTTCTAAAACATCCCATTTAATTGTAGAATAATCATCATCAATAAATGAAAACTGTGAATTCGGTTTTAATAATCTAATCGCTTTTACTAGATAATCCATATTATGCACCTATTTCTAATAAAGTAATTGTTGACAAAGTACTATTTTGAGCCACAACAGTATCACCGCTATTTAATTGCGTTTTATAAGTTATTGCTGAAGTTGTTGCAGGACTGTCTAAATAGCAGGCTGAAAAAATATCTTGATGAATTGATGCACTAGAACCAGTTGATTGTGAAAATCTTGTATCATCTCCACCGGGATTGTAAATTGAAGTTGCACCTCTAAGTAATCTCATACCAGCTTTAACATTGTTTGCTGTGCTATTCATTCTAAAAACTTGTGCAATAATAATTAAAACTTTGCTAGTTGCTGAACTTGGTGTAATTGTTGCAGTTAAATTACTGTCAGTAAATGCGCTACTGCTAATTGTGGCATTTGTAGATGTAGTTCCTTGAACAACTTGTAATACTTTACCGCCACCAGCAGGAGTAGCCCATTTTAATCCACTAGCTGTTGATGTATCAACTGTCAATAAATCTCCATTATTTGCTGAACTTGCTAATCTTGCAATTGTGTCAGCTGCTGTTCCAACAATTAAATCACCCTTAGCATCAACAATAGTTTTAGCAATTGCTGCATCTGCGTTAGTTTTCATTTGGGTATCTACCGCTTGACCAAATATCTCAAAATCGGCAGGCAAATCTTTGACCAAATCGGTGTTGGTTGGCATTGCAAAACTATAATTTGTGGTCGGGTTAGCCATTTATCTCTCTTTCCATCAGGCTACTATTGTAGCGTATTCCCATTGCAAAGCTGGGTCTATTGTATTCCACGCCTCAACGGCAGGAACTTGATTCCAGCGCATAGCTTCTTGACTATATGCAGTTGGTGATACATTGATAGTCAAAAATAATTCATTAAATCTAGTGCTCCATGACCAGCCTTCAACATAACCCTCAAATTGACCATTTGAAATTTGGTTTGGCAAATTTTGGATATTAACTGGCATTCCCATAAACACGCCTAATAAAGCATCACGATCGCCATTATCAATTTCGGGGTTAGTTATTGGGAATGTGATTGATTGAAATGCTGCATTTGGATAAGCCCTTTGTGTTATGTATCGATCAGCAATAATTTGAGCATCACCAGATCCATGAACCCTAGAATTGATTGTTTCGGCTTTATAGCCATAAATTGAAATTGAAGTTGGATCACTTGATGTTACTTGTGAATTATAGTTATTGCCATAATTGATGTATATGTCATTTCTAACATCTGCTGATCTCATAATTGTAGATAAGCCAGCACCTAAAGCATGGTTGGCATCTAAATCAACATAACCATTCAAAGCTAAATAATTTTGTCTATGGTCGGCATCTGCATAGCCAATATCACCATTGGAAGCTTCATATAAATAGCCAAATGCTGAATTGGCAATATCGGTTGCAACATTATAAACAGTATCAGTTATGTTAGATTGTGATGACATTGTATAAAGTCCTGGAACATCAATCTCGCCTAATCCCTGAGTTTCGGCATCTTGCCATTGGACTGTTGGATCATAAGTGTTCCATTGAGTTGCTGCTGGAACATCATCCCAAGTATCTGATAATACGCTTGATAAAACTGCAAGAATTTGGTTGCCATCATCATCTTGTTGGATATTATCGTTAAAAATTTCTTTGGTTAATTTTGCAAGTGAACCCATAGCAATTAAAGTGTATTGAATAACTTGAGCTGTTGCGCCAGTATTTCTTATTTCAACAGTTACATCAGTAATATCTCCACCAAATAGGCTTACATAAAATGCTGAACTGTTTTTTATTTGTAGATCCAAACTGTCATTTATATCAAAAGGTAATGTTTGACCATTTAACGCAACTAAGGTTATTTGGATATAAGATGGTAGTGGTTGTTGATAAATATCTGTGCGACCCGCTTGATGTTGAACATCAGCAATTGCTATGTCAGTATAATCAACTCCACCGACAGTTAATTTCCAGTCAGGCGTAAAATCAGACATTATCTATCCCTAAGGGCAGTTACGCTTCTAGCTGATTGACTATTTAAATAAGTTGCAACAGTTCTGGCAGTTCCCTCTGGGTCTAATGCACCTGTAACATTTATGTTTAATACTTGACCCATACCGCCACCACCAAAGTTACCAGTTGATGAAGGATAATTTGAAACGGCTGATCCACCTAAATCTCCACCACCTGCTAATTGACTTAATCCATAAGTTGCAGCAACGGCTGCTAAAGCAGCAGCAGCAGTTCCAACAGATGCTCCACCGGTTGCAAATGCAGTAGCAACAGCAGCACCGGCAGCAGCAGTCCTCAATGCTTTCATGGCAGTTACTAAAGTCATGATTGCAGTAACAAAAGCAGCGATCTTATTGGCAACAAATACTCCAGCAATAATCGCACCTAATACAATTAGTTCATCTTTAATGCTCACAACAAATTTAAGAGTTTCTTTTACTTGGTTTCCAAATTTGAATGCGCCTTCAGTTGCTTCAGTTATACCAGCAGTAACGCCATCCTCACCTGAAAATCCAGCAGCAAATGCTTGGATTAAGGGAACGGCTGTGGCTAATAAGTAATCAGCTAATTCTTTAACGATAGGTAATAAAGCTGCACCGATTTGCTCTTTAGTTTCATCAACGGCAATAGATAATTGCTTAAACTTAAACTCAGCATTGGTTGCCTCATTAGCAATAAAGCCATTGTAAGTCCCTTTTAACTGATTAGTGATTTCGTCGAAAGATTTAGTTTTAAGGGTAGCAGCATCTATTCCTAAACCTAACTTACCCAATGCGGTATTTGACCCGTCATATGCCCTTCCTAAGGCGTTTGTGACGGCTTCTAAAGGTTTACCTGTGGCAACACTTATTTCTTGAGCAAGAGTTAATAATTCTTGGGCTTTAGTAACATCTTGTGTAGATCTAATAAGTCTTGAAAATGCAGGTCTTAAAACATCATCAGTCGTTGCAGTAGCAATAGATTGAGCGGTTATGTATTTATCAATTCCTGCAATTTGTTGCTCAGTTGCTTTAGTGCTTGATCTAATAACTTGCTCTAAATTCTTACGAGCCTTTTCATCCTCAGCTGCTGCTTTGACTGCTGATACTGCAAATGCGGTAGCTGCTGCACCAACGGCAGCAAAAGCCAACGCTGCTTTCTTACCAAATTCTTTAATTGATTCCGCTGAGTTATCTACTACCTTTTCAGCATCTTTTAAGCCATTACGCAAGCCATCAATATCGGCTGCTAAAGCTAAAGTTAATGTTCTACTATTACTAGCCATTTACAAACTCATTTCTTATTTCTAAAATGATTTCCTCGAACTCTTTGATAATTGTAGGCTGTAAATGTCTAATTGTTGGGTAAATGAACCAACCGCGAGATCCCGGCCCTTTAGACATTGGCCCAGACCATCTTGGGAATTGTGGATAATTCTTTGAACCAAATTCATGAGCTGCGCCAATACCTAATCGATTACCTTTAGTGTCGTTTCGGGTATTGAATTGAGTAGTTGCACCACCTGAGAATTTTTGACTAGCAAAGCCAAATTTAATTTCACCTAATACAGATGATTTGCTAATTTTTCCACCTTGAGCAATACGATCTGCAACCTTGCCTCTTGATGAAGCAATACGACGAATTTCGTCAAGCTCTCTTTGAGCTAATGCACCAACTCGCTTAGCAGTTTCCTCTTTAGCAATATCGCCCATGTTTCTAATAACTTTGGCAAATTGATTTAATTCTTTTTTGTCATACACGATTGAAGGTTGGGTCATTTCTTATACCTATCCTCCAATATCTCTAACGCTGTTAAAACATCCGATCCATCAACCCATTCGCTCATTGGAATTTGAGTTGCCATTGACAACTGCACCAATAATCGACTTAGGCTTCCTACTGGATGGCTTTTGGGTTTGCATCACCGACTTGAATATCGGCAACAGTTTCCATCCATGTTTCATAAGGTTTAACAGCCTTACCAGCTGCTTCTCTCTTATGTGCGTGATAAGCCAAAAACATTAAATCATTAACACCAATCTTTTCAGATGCTTGGCTAATAATGTTTCCTGTTTTCTGCTCCCACTTAGCCCACTCAGGCGGTTGGGCTGTGTAAATTGCTTCCTCGCCTGAGTTGTATGTAATTGTAATTGCTAACTTCATTTGTTTGCTCCCGTTTTATTTCTTAACTAAATGATTCTGCTGGCACACCAATTACTTGGAATGATAGAGAAACTGTTTGTGCATCTGGTGATGTTCCACCAGCTGATGGCCATACTGGCAATACTTGGAATGTGAATGTTGCACCTGATGCAGCTGTCATTACTGTGCTGATTCCGGTGTTTGGTGCTGACTCAGCAACGCCCCATAAAATCTCGCATAGAGATCCAGTTGCGCCCCAGTCTGCCAACATTTCAACATCAAATGTGAAGTTGTTGTCTATAACTTTATAGACTTTTCCATCAAGTGTTTCGTATGTCTGACGATCCATTTCGCCAGTCAAAGTTGCACTTGTAGCTTGTGCGTCGAATGTGTTACCACCGATGGTAAAGGTAACATCCCGACCAGTAATTACTGTGGTAGCCATTTCCGCTCCTTAGGTTGTTTGTTGATAATAGGTTGATACTGTTATATCAGAGATCAATAAATTTGATGCTCCAACTTGTGTAACTGTTGGTCTATCGACCGATCCGACAACATATCCATTAGGGATAACTGCCAGAATGCTCATGATTAGTTGCTCTAAATTATCTAAAGATGCAGGATTGCTGTTATAGGCAACTGCTGCTGTAATTGTCATATTTACTCGACAACGAATTACAGATTTACCAATTGTTTCAATTTCAAGGTATGGTGATTGCGGAACGCACACAACTGCTGGTGGAATCACTGTTTCTGGCACAAAAGCATAAACATTACCTGCAACGCCAGCCAAAGCTGTGGCAAGTGGTTGTCTAACTGCTGAAAGAATTGTTGATGCTGGCATTTATTGACACATGCTTTCGACATCCATGTATGGGCCTAAAATTCCAACAACTCTATTAAATAAGCTTCTGCCAATACGATAAGGAGTTGCTGTAAAATCTACTCCTTCAATTTGTCCGCCGGTTGCGACTCTTGACTGGAATACTTCAACGGAAACAACGAAAACTGCTGATCGAACAGACTCGTTTCCAACATAAGTTGATGCTCCAGATAAAGTCGCGACTCCAGATGGAATAACATTTGCTTCTGTGACATCGGCATTTGTGATTGCAGCTTGAAAGGTATATGCGCCAAGATCTGAGTCAAGTATTGTTCTTGTTCCATTGTATGGAGATCCGCATCCTGTGATGACAACTGATTGTCCTGCTGTGAATTCATGAATTCCTAGTGTAGTAAAAGTGGCGACATTATCAGTCAGTGACACTTTTTGAATTGGGCTTTTGAATGTAACCAACATTGGCAAAATTGTGTTTTCACTTGTATCTATTATGCCATTCAAATAACTGTCTGAATACAAGGCAGATGACACACCAAGCACAGATCTCAACTCGGTGGCTGTAATTATACTTGGCATGTCATCTCCTTACTCCCATTAATGGATGCCTGAGATCGGGAGCAACCCCAGGCACTCAGTTAAATTAAGCTACT